GGGACCTTATGGAAGGTCTCCACGTTCGGGTCATGACAAATCCTGCAACCCATCAGAGAATTCCTCCGAACATCGGCAACTGAGGCCCAACAATAGCGCATTCCTGGTCTGCCACCCTCGATTTCCAGCCTCGCGGTAGCACTCGCGTACCTGGAAGTGATGTCGACTCCCGGAGTTTTATAATTCTCCGGGTGGTCCCTTGTGTCGACCTCACCCTTATAACATTCATAGGACGTTCGGTAACGGTCCCGATTCGCCCTTGAAAGCTCACTTACAACTTCCTCCGGTAGCTTTTTGAACTTATCCGGTTCAGACTCGAAGTTCAAAAGATAGCCTTCCGTATCTAAAGTTATCAAATCCTTTAGTTTAGTGTCAATGGAGATATTGGAGTATTTGGGGCTTTCTGATGTTTTTGCCTCCTCAGAACGAACAGGAGCGTCCCCCTCCATTTCATCTTTAACCTTCTCATCAACATATTTCCCTTGCATTTAATCCTCCTTACATATTATGACGCGACTTCCAATCAGCGTACTGCTCCGGCGATAGGCCCCTCGCGAACGCGAATTGCTTCTCTTGAGGAGTCAGCGCCACCTTCCGTTTCTCCTTAACCGGTTTCCCGGGGTTCTGCACGGTCTCCGAAAACGAAGTCCTCTGCTGAGGCTGCTTAGGGGGTTGGGGTGTCCCTCCCGGAGCGATTCCCATCTTCTCAAGTTCTTTTCTAAGCATCTCCTGAAGCCTATCCTCCATAACTTCCTCCTGGTGACTCGCCATGACTCTATCATGAGCCTTTACATACGCCTCAGAGTCATAGAACCGCTGTTCCGGGGTCATTTTCTGAACCTCCCGATCAATTTCCTCCCGATATTTCTTATAAGTCTTGCTCCGCCCGGGATCGAGCTCAAGAACTCTCTTCTGAAGGGAAAGAATCTGCCCCGTTGCCTGATCGAGAACCGGGCCCATGGTCTCCCTCTGAAACTTCATCAAGGTTTCATACGGACCCTTATCGTAAAACTCGCTGTTTATCTCCTCAGCGAGCTGTTGCGGAGTTTTCCTATTCCCCGCGGGTTGTCCCCGGTTCTCGGCCATCGCATCCTTTATAGCCTGTGCTATCGCGTTCGCCTGAGATGGATCGGAAACCTGCGCCGGTGGTGTGCCCTTTATCGCCTTTAACTCCTCCTGAGTTTGCTTAAGGGCCTCCTTTATCTCGTCGAAGTCCTTCCGGTCCGCCTCTTCAAGCTCAGATGGGTCTATGATCTCTATATTCGGATCATAAGAGGTAAACCCCCCGTCGCTTTCCTCGTTCGTTCCATTGTCAACAAACGTCATTTCAGGAACGTATTCTTCATTCGAATCACCCATTTCTTGCCTCCTCCTGTCCTGATTTCACAATATCTCTATACCGATTCTCAAACAGGCTCAGGGCCCGTTTTCCTCCCTGCGCTCTCCAAAGCTCTTCGGGTTGATCCGCGGTGTCTAATGTTGCCTCGAAATCATTCTTCACCTCCTGGAGAAACCCCTGGAGGAGTCGCCATCCCGAACCCTCCGCCAATTGGACCAACACCCTGACCTCCTCCGGCTGGAGGCCCCACTTCTCCCCGGTTTGCTCGTACACCTCCCATACCTCCTACAACTTGCGCTTTCATCATATCGATTCCTCTAAGCATCATTTCAATATGTTGGATATAAGGCAAATATTTGTTCGTTTGAAGCTCACCGAAGTCGTTGAAAATGTCCTCAAGCAGATTTGTCGCCCCAACGAGCAACTTAGCCGCGTGTTGTTTAATCTCAGGGGGGACCTGAGCCTGAGGATTGTAGATAATCGGAAGAAGTTGCATGATTTCCTTTGAGTACATCGAATAAAGTTGGAACAGAGTCAATCTGCTTTGCTTCCTCGCCATCTCGGTGTTCTCGGCCTCGGTCGTCTTCATCCTGAACCTAAACCGCGTCGGAACATCCTCTATAGGAATACTCAGAAACACATCAAGAGCATCGTGGTACTTCCCCGGGACGAGGTGAAACATCTCCTTGGTTCGATCACGATTGTAAACGAGCTGATAGGCTATGATCTGCCCCAGAACGGAGAAGTCATCCTCAATAGAATCCACAATCGACATGAAGTTATTCTGAGCCGTGTTCGCTTGGAACATCGTTCCCGTAGCTGTGTTCCGCGTCCTCAAAGCCTGGTTCTCGAACCCCAACATAGCATCCGGCATCATACTCGCTCTGTCCGCGTACTGCTGCGCCATCATCTCAGCTTGGAGCGTCCCATATGAGATGTCCGGGAACTTGATTGGCATGAAGCTTTTAGCCGGTTCTCCATCAACCGGAATATTCAGAAGCGGCCTAAACTTTAGCCCTTCCGCAAACCCGCTCCCCCGTCTTGTCACGTACATCTGGAGCATGGAGAGCATCATCCCATCAGAGCGCATGTTATGAAGGGCGTCGATCTCATCCTGCATATGCTCACATATCCATCCGGTTCCCATACCGTAAAACTGAAACGGGCGCGGAATGTACTTGATCACTACAAAGGGCCTGATCCCCAACTCATTATAGTCGGTCCTGAGAATGGTCCCGCTCTCCGGATGTATCCAAACAATAATGTCCTCCTCGACGCCATTCCCATCGGTATCATAATACATGTACGCCTCTACGATGTTATACGTACCCGATTCTCCGGCCCTCGGTTCAATACCCCACCTCTTCAAGTTTTCGAGTGTGGTTTCGTCCAGGTTACTTTCACCGAACGTGAGGATCTTCTCAACAGCCTCGGAATCATATACTCCAGCCGCCGCTCGCTGCCTAAGCTCATGGGGGAACAATCGCACGAGGTGACCAATCCATGGTGCCCGTTGTACATCCGTCCAGTGGGGGCGAATGAGAAAGTCCTCGATCTTTATCGGTACTACGGACGGGGAGTTCTTTCGGATTTTCTCTATATCTTGGAGCGACCCGGAGGCGTCTCGACGCTTAACGTTCCAAAAGTCCAACACCCACGGAACCTTAATCACCTGCGTTCCAAGCGTCGCCACGTTGTAAAGGATCTCGGTCATTTGTTTCTTCATATTCAGGTGATCCTCGGAATCCACGAGGGCCTGAATAAACTTACCCACAGCTTCTCCAATAACATCGTCTTGCATGTCATCCGTCTCGATGGTCCAGAACGGCTCACGCTCCGCGAGTGATCTCTTAAGGAGCGCAAAAACGGCTCCCCCATTCTTCATAGCCAACGGAACGGACACATTCGACGCTTTCTCCCACGGAAACGACTTGCTTTCCCGCTCAGGCCGCGCTTCCCGCTGTCTCCGCCACTTCTGAACCTTATCAATAAACTTCTCCCGCTCGGTTCCCATAAGAACGTCATTTATCTCATTCTGTAGTGTCCCCCGTACGGCTTCGAGGTCGTCTTCCGACCTCAAAACGGCGTTAGGCTCTCCTTCAGCATAAGGAAACCCTTCTAACCTTTCATCACTCATAAAAACCTCCCTTAATAACCGACAACATTCTGCGTTCTACTTCTCCACCACGAGTCTTCACCCTCACGCGCGGCTATCTCTTCCGGTGTCTCCGGTCTGATGGAATTGCTCACTCCCAAGGTCAACATATCTAAAATGTCCTTCCGTGAACTTTGCGGAAATGCTCTTTGCTCCAACCGAACTTCCTCGAAATATGGCTCATTCACGTACAAATCCCCACGCGCCATAATTGGATCGAGCGTGGCGCGAATCCTCCCATCCTTATCACCCGTGGCGCTGGATGGCCACAGTTTGAGAAATAAACCTCGCTTCTGCTCTTCCTCTCTCAAAAGGGGGCCGAGTATCTTAAACGGCCCCTGAGTCTCCAAATAAGTCGCGCGAATAAACCGCTCGAACTTCTCCATATCGAGGAACAGCCAATCGAAAAACTCGAGGGGTGAAACGAAACCGACATGGAGAGAAATCACAAAAACCTTTCCGGTATGATGCATTGCTATAAGCCCTTGAGCAGACCGAGACGTTCTCGAAGACACATATCGTTCGGTTGCAGCCGGATCGGCAGCCGCCACCACATCGAAGTCACACAGCGGCTCCTTCTGTCCATCGAACACGACGTAATACATATCGTCATCACCAAGAGATAGACTGCACCTGTTCAAGGTGTAACCGCTCAGGTCCGTTAGGGAACTCTCATAAGGATCGTTTAAGTACTGTGTAACGTACTCCCACCACCCATCCGGGCCGCTATTCGCCATCCGGTCGAAGAACTCCTGTGTGAAGTTCTCGGGGAATATAATCTTCCCATCCTCTATTGCTTTACGGTAATAGACAACGTATTCACCTCCCGGATTCGGAATAAACTCACGGATCGGGTGGCCGAGGTTCGCCTTAGCCGCTTTAATTATCTCCCCGTAAACGTCATCGATTCCCCACCGCGTGCCGACGACAATAGTCCTCGAACGGGCAGGTGCGACCAGAAGCGAATCCGCGCCCCAAAACCAGTTCTTAGTTTCCTCCATAACGACGTTGCTCTGGCGCATGGCGTTAAGGGCTTTTTTCCC